CCTGTGACTGCATTCATTGTCTCCTCTTTAGTATTGAAGTACCAAACTTAGATTTTTTCTTGCCAACTTCTTGACCATTCAATAACACAGCTCCACTGATGCGATCTCCAAGTAAACCTAATGATCTTTTATTGGACATCCAGTCTTTAGTGATCTTTTTTTGTTCATCAGATTGATTCTTTTTAATAGCGGTATCAGGATCAATTGCAATGGCATCAGCCCAATAAGACACAGCAGCAGATAATACGTCAATTCTATCGTCATGTTTTAATGACCCCCGTCTTTCTGTTATTCTCGTTATTTGTATTTGATTTTCTTTATCTTGAATTGCTTTCGTATCAAACACTAAACGATGCTGAGCAAACACAGGCTCCAGTGTCCGCAAGATACGACTCTCCTTATTTCCAGTTACTTTGTATTCCTTGATGGCGACTTGCCCACAAGAAGATGCAACTATTGGTTTCAGTATCTGACCAAACATACCATCACCATAGTTTGATTCATAACTGATCTTTTTTATCTTGTATTGGATAACTAACTTACATATCTTTTGTAAGGTACTATTATCATATCCTCCTTGAAGACCAAACAACTCATGCACCACAATGTAACCATTGACAAAGGATGCCACACATAAAGCTGTTTCATCTTCTCCTCGCCCTGATGGATCAATAAACAATACTGTTTCCATATAATCAGTATGATCCGAAGATACCCACATGGGTTCATAACAGATATCACCACGCATACCAAAGGATGCAACTCTTTTATTCTGTGTTGAGTTTGACCAAGTTACTTTAGTAGGAAAGATATCAACATCAACATCTAATACTAACAAGTCTGCAAGATGGAGGGGATATCGTTTACTGTCGGATGAACTTGTATCAAGCTTATAGTGCAATGCAAATAAGCTGGGACCAATCTTTGCTTCAATCTCCAACAGTCTTTCATCAGAGAATCTTTCTACTTGAGTTGATTGACCCGCTTCTAATTCCAAACCAAGGATATACTTATGAACATTCTCACAATCCTGAGGAGATGTTATATCAGGCATAACAGCAGGAAACTTAACAACTGTATATAGACTTGCAAGTTTATTGTATATAGAGTCTTTTGTTTGAGGTGTCCCTAGGAATCGGATAGTTGCATCATCTATTTTGTTTCTTACATTTTCTAATTCCATACACCTATCCCATAACTTTTCACGGGATGCAGGGCTATCGGAGTTCTCAGGTACTTCTATATCATCACACAAGATATCATCTGCATGTGATCCTGTGATCTGACTGGTGATACCTTTTGCGGATACCGAAAGATCTTGGCTGATTCTAGTACGACCATGTACATTAAACCCGAATGCCGAATCCTTCTCAAACTCCTGAGGAATCAAATGTTGCATATACGGAACTAAAGCTAGGGTCTGACGAACCTGAGATACAAACTTAATAGCCTTATCTCCAGCAGCTGAAAGAACAAGTTGAGTTCTGTTAATATCTTTAAGAATCTTCCAAGACACAAAACAAGCATTGATAACAGACTTACCATCACCACGACCAGCTTGCATTAAAAAATCATTACTACCATTCTGAAGAACCTCTGCCATAGCGTACTGCTTTGGGGTAGGTAACCCAAGACCTAAATACTTGAAACAAAAATATAAATGATTTCTAAAGTCATCTAACACCTCTTGAGGTACATTCATTAGTATCCTTTCTAGGATCTCCTGTGTTGCGTGTCTTATGTTACCCTAAGAAGCTGTAGCCATTTAGGAACAAACGCAGCACAGGTCACCTTAGCCTTACTGAAGGGGTGCTGGGTTTGTAGAGGCAAACTTAAAGGGAACAGAAGCAGCCATCTTCCGCTCAACCGCTTCCATTGAATCACTTGGAATACTGTCCAATAACTCTCTATTGTCCTGCATGACTCCACGGATTACTTGATATAATCCAGGACCACACTTAGAACTGTCGGACAGATCCTCTAGTAAAGCATTTAACAACTTATCATAGATTCTATTCACTGTTTGTTTACGAGTCATTCTTTAGTGCCTTTCTTAATGAAGGTAACATAGGACCAACCCAACACAATAACTAATACAGGTACATACCAGAAAATCCAAAGGTGGCTTTGGTTATCTATCCCGTGGGTAATAACCATTTCCATGACTGAGGGTCGGGATGCATCAGGAACAAGAACAGGGACTGTTGAACAACCAACTAAACACAATAAAGATAAAATATATTTCATGATTTATTTCCTGCTGCTGCGGTTCCAAAGTAAAAGCCCACTAGGGATACCAAGATTTGACGATTTTCGGACGTGTAAAGAAACCCATTCACCTCAACAAAAACCTTACGGCTGTATTGGGGAATGATACCAAACAAACCTTCTGGGTTAACTGTATCGACTTCTACAAAGGTAGGTACCCCAAAGAAGGGCAATACAAACGGAGCAACAATGGTTCCAAACAACACAACCAACACAATGGTCTGACGGACAACCTTACCAACATCTAATGGAACCCTGAGGGCTGCCTTGTCTTGGTTCTCGGTTGTTTGTTTATTGACTGCAAGTAGTTGAACAAACATTTCCTTTTGATCTGATGCTCGTTGAGCAAGGTATCGAAAGACAAACCCAGCTAAACCACCACCTAACAAACTGATTAACTCTAATGGCATTATCGAATACTCCTTTTCTCTAAATCAAATACTCTTATACGAAGATCATCTAACATTTCTTGATGTCTTCCATCATTCACAGCAAATGTAATTTGACTTTTTACAAGATCTTGCACAATGTTTTTTAGTTCACTGAGGTCTGATGTTGTTCTATTTATTATTTCATTTTTACCGCCTAACACAGTAAAAAAACCAGCTACTCCTATTGTTAATACAATTAGTTGTAACCACTGCAAAGCTATTGAAATAGATAATGTATTTTTTTTTTCAGTTGGTAACATATTAAAATTCCTTAGATTACTATAGCACTATTGTCATTAAAAGATAATTGTGTACCCCCATTACCAGCAGTAAGCATAGTAGCATAATTTACTGTTGTTCCTTTTATTGTTGTTTGTGCAGTATTAGTACCATCAACAGAATTATAACATGAAGATACCCATATAGCATTAGTAAGAGAATCATTTAAATTTATATAATAAACACCAGCAGTAATACTCTGAGCTACAGTAATAATATTAGAAGAACTTTTACTTATAGGAGCACACCTAACTGTTATAGCAGTTCCAGCAGCAATTGCTGTTGTTAATGTGGTTGTAATTGTAAATGGTAAAGTACTATATGGCGGTGTGGGTGTGGTTGATACAGTAACTATATAATCACCTGCTGCTATAGCACCAGCAACTATAGTTACAACATTACCTGTAATTAATCCGTGATCAGCACTTGTTGTAATAGTAGCTGTAGTAGAGCCTGCAGTTCTAGCAGCTGTTAAAGTTGCTCCGTTTAAAGTTGCAAGTACACTAGTTCCAGTAAAACGAACAAAGCCACTAATAGCATATATAGGAGCTGCTGTACTTAATGATGTATTAAAATTAAGAGGATGAGAACCAATAGTTGGTGTAACTAATGCAGGGGAAGTGGCTAGAACATTTTCACCACTTCCCGTGGATGTAGTTACTCCAGTGCCTCCACTAGCAACAGCTAATGTAGCTGATAGTCCCGAAGCATTTCCAGTTACATTTCCAGTTACATTTCCTATTAAAGTAGAATAAACTGTAGCAAAAGCAGCAGCAGAATTTCCATCTCGGGCAACAATAGTATTAGCAGTATTATCAGAGGTTGCCGTAGTTGCACTATTAGACACTTTACCACCAGTAGCAATAGTCGCAAGTTTTGTATCAACAATACCAGCAGATGCATTTATATCTGCATTTAAAATAGTTCCGTCTGCAATTTTACCAGTAGTAATGGCACTGTCGGCAATCTTAGCAGTAGTAACATTAGCATCAAGAATCTTAGCTGTTGTAACAGCACTGTTTACAATTGCACTAGTATTTACAGAGTTAGCTGCTATAGAT